CACCAGATAGAGCCATTTGGCTTAGGTAGTGAGTCAGTTGCAAACCAACCACCACTTGGTGCAGAAGCATAATCACCGTACCAAATAATTGGGCTGCTAAATGATTTTGTTGTAGATATACCAGCAATTGCTAGTGGAGTATTTGTTCCATCTGCCAACGTCATTTTTCCGTCAACTGTTATTCCGTTGCTTGCTGATGCTGACGATACATACAATACCAATGCGCCCGTTGCGCTAGCTGCTGCGTTAACTCCAGTAACTGGGGTTGTAACGTTAATAGCGGTTACCGCTGCTGCAACGTTATTGTTTGGGCTAGCCGGAATGCTAATAGCAGTTCCGTTAATACTAAATGTGCTACCAGCTGCATTGAACAGTGGATTAACAACAGTTCCTGTTACAGTTGGAATAGCATATTGCCATGCTGGAGAACCAACTTGTACCCAAACGTTTGGTCCTGGACCAGTTGCTGCTAGAGGAAGTGCATTTGTTGTAGTCTTAAAGAATAAGCGAATAACGTCTTGGTCTACGTCGCTGTCAGTAGTGAATACTAATGCATAACTACCTTGTGTTCCAACTGATGCAAGAGGAGTTGAAACTAATTCAGTTCCAACTACGGTAGTAACTACCTGAGTTTGATCTGTAATCTTTAGCAAGTATGGATTTGTGCTAGCAAACGAGCTTGTAGCTGAGTTTAGTGCATAGATACCAAATTCTGTTGAGGCTAGGTTTAGCCACTGTGTGCCACTTGCCTCAGCGCCAATTGGTCGAACGCTAGTTCCAATTAACTGGTTAAGGTCAATGTCTGCACGAATAGCAAATAGCTGGTTGCTTAGGCCTAAGGCGCTATAACCAGTTAGTAAACCGTACTCGTTTATTTCACTGCCGTTAATTGGCGTGCCGGATGCACTCAATTGGAATGCCGGAGCACCAAGTGCTGACACCAAGTCACGCTGACTTGTAAATGATTGCAACTTACCAGCGTTTGCTTTGCTTGTACCTGTTGCGGCTGCGCCATTGTATGTTTTGTCTTGTGCTGTTGCTAATACAACTAACGGTACAGAACCAACATTGCTTGAGACAAACTGACTTTGGTTGTTTACGGAAATCTGAATTCCTGGGGATACGAGGGCCATTCTTTATTCTCCTAATAATTTTAAAAGTTGACGCTTACTGATGCCAAGGGCCGTCCTGGCATCTCTGTGTGACAAATAGGTTACCCCGTCAATAATCACTTTTTTAGAACGAGTTCCAAATTTCTGCTTGCGTTCTTCGGAACTCAATGTTGCATAATTGGCATTCGTTGTGTTTCTTATTTTTTCAATTACTTCAGCAGTTGGCGAATAATTTCTTGCTAACTGCGCTTCTTTGATAGCTTGGCAATGTTCGTTAGTTTTCTTTTTACCCTTAAGGACAATCGACATTATTTGTCCTATTTTTGCGTTAACAACAGGTCCAAGATTTCCGCCGTGTCCACCTAATGCATCATTATACGTGTTTTTTGATTTAACTACGTCTTCAGTGATTAATGCTTTTTCAGCAGCTACCATACTTTCTCTATCTGGATAGAATGATAATACTTCTCTGGTAAAATTCTCTGCTCCGTATTTTTTTACAGCACGGGAAAAACGAACGCCGGAACCTAGATATCCATCCTCTAGATTATGTGTTTCGTGTTTGCCGTAATATATCTTTCCATTAATACGGTTAGTAGTTTTATAAGTAAAGAAGTATTTCATGTTAGTAATATTTATGAGAACGGACCAAAATCTACTTGCTACAGGTGCCTTTGGGACGGTTTGGTAAATAGTAGTATGCTTAAACGTGACCTATGTCCAATCTGCCGCTCTAATCTAGTTGCTGTTAACTATATTCGTGACGGTGTTACACATTACCGCAATAGTTGTGCAAGCTGTATAAGGAAGGGAAAGAAATTAAAGCCTCAACCACCAGCGTGGTTCCGCTCTGGCTATAAGAAAAAAGACTGTTGTGAGAAGTGTAACTTTAGAGCAAAGAATCCCGTCAAGCAATTATTTGTATATCACGTTGACGGGAATTTGAAGAATACTGATTGGCTTAACTTAAAGACAATCTGTGCTAACTGTCAGATTGAGTTAGTGGGCAGTCGTCTTCCGTGGAAGCCGGCCACGATAGTTGCAGACTTCTAGCAACCGCTTCGTACAATGTATCAAGGGTACCATTGTTGCCAAGTTCAATGTCAAACTTCGTGCCAATCCATGATGTTTCAGAAGCATGAATACCTAAATTGTGCAAGTCAACCATTGCTAATGTATCACCGGCATTTGCTTTAACTGCTGTATCATACCAGGCAGGTAATTCACCACGTTGAACCCAAATAATTTTACCACCTTGCGCTTTGATTGCTGCTATTTCATTTGGGAAACGACAATCCGAAATTACGATATTTTTTGTTGTATTGCGGATTCTGTTTTCTAATGTAGCAATCCAAATATCATCATGAAACCCACCGCGTAAAACTTCAGTGCCCCATCGTTGCAGAATCCATCGTGGAGTCAGATGTGGTATTCCTAGACGCTTTGCCCACCATTCATCTACTACTTCTCTTTGTGCTCGGGCTTCTTTGGTCCTGCCTTCGAGCATTTCCCTATCCCACCCAAACACGGTTGCGGCAGCATCTTTCACTGACGCTGCAAAACTGTCTCTTCGAAAATCGTGTGTTGATACTAGATAATCGGCTACTGTATCTTTCCCGCTGCCCATCCATCCGCATAAACCTACTATCATATCGTTCCTTTCATTTTACATTTATCACCATGCCATCTATTAAAATTCATTGAATCAATTAGCTTGCCACAATGTTGGCATTCTTTCTTAGGAGCATTTAATTTTTCTTCACGCTTCTTTTGTCGTTGTTCTTCGCTGTGATGTTTTCCAAAAAATCCATTCTTTTCTCCTGTCGTTGCAGCACTAATTTTTTTCTTGGTTTCTTCAGTGTGTGCAATTCCTAGGTTTGGTGCTGTTTTACCTTTTCTATTTTTTGATGCACTTTCTTTCCATGCAATCGATTTAGGTTTAGATGCAGATTGGGACATTTTCATACGTGTGTCGTCTGAGTGCTTCCTTCCTAAAAATGTGCCGGATTCATTTTCAAATCTTAATCGCTGCGATACACCCATCTTTTGCCTGACTTCATCTGGCACAGTAATTGCTCGTTTCAATGATTCGTATATTCTGCTAGTAGTCTTATATCGCTGTTGGCCATTTCCATGTGCAAACCCCATCATTTGCGCAGCCTTAATCATTTTGTATTTGTAAGAGCCTTCGACCATTTTAGTTAATAGCAGATGACAAATAAAATGCTCTCTTGCTGTCAGTTTAACTAAGTTCTCTACTAAATCGGTTCCACCTAAACTTTTTGGTATTATGTGATGCTCTTCTACATACCCATCTATTAATCTAGATTGGGCATGTTGAACAATTTGATTATACCATTTTGAATATTTGTTATTTAAGAACATATCTTATCTCCTTACACTTATTTATGTGAACTGGATAAGATGAAATATACGTAGATAATAAAAAAGCCCTTGTATTATCAAGGGCAGTTTATAGGATATTACAGGGAAAGTCAAATTATTTGGCTTTAGACTTTAGTGTAATTGGACCAACTTGACGTGTTGTGCTTGTTTTGTTTACTTCTTCATGCTCACGCTGTGGAGTAGTAACTGGTTCATCCCAATCCGCACCAATTGTTGCAAATGCAGACTTCATCATATTGTATTCTTCTTGAGTATATGGGTGGGCTGTGTTGTTCTTGCTGTGCCACGTTAATCCATCGATTCCAGGAATTGCATCTGTGCTTTTACCATCTGCTACTGCGGCAGCAAGCATAATTCTGTATAGGTGATGCATACGGTCTAAACCACCCGAATCACGAAAGACAAATGCTTTACCCATAATAGGTTCGTGATGCTTTGGCACAGGAGCAGGCGTGCTTTGGTGATCTTCTGTAATAATGTCTTTGATTTTCATGTTAACCTGTTATCCATGTAAGTGGTTGCGAACCGTCCATATATCTCTTCAAATCTTCTTCTAGTGCTAGCATCTCTTCTTTAGCATCATTCTTTAGTGCAGTTCCGTTAAGTGTTGCACCACCATTTGGTCCAGGAATCTGAGAGAAACGTTCATACGCTTCGCCTAGAATACGTTTGCAGAAGCTGTATGCATAATCTTGTATCCACGGGAATGCATATGGATCGTTAAAGATCATTTGATCCGGCTTTTGATTATAAATCTGTAGCAATACGCTTTCAAGTTGTGCTGGGTCAGGATTAGCGCCCTGATATGGAATCTTACGAGTTAACGTCAGCTTCTTAGTTACAGGGTTGAAGTTGTACTGGATATAACCACCAAACATTGTCATTGCTAGCTTTTGATAGTCAACAAATAGTTCGTAGTTTGTTAAGCCGCCAACACGACCTGCAACCAACATATAAGTGTTTAAGTAACCTGATGCAAATGGTTCAAACTGGCTTGCAGTTGTACCTGTTGTAGAGCCAATACCACGTCTGTAAATAGCGCGGATTGCCATAATTTCTTTTGGCAATATGTATTCCTGGGTTTCAGGGAGAAGTGTGAGGAATGCGTAGCTTTCTTCTGTAGAGTTTTGAGCACGTTGACGATACTTAATTAGCGCCTGGTTAATGCCCTGCTCATAGTGTTCTTTTTCTAGTTCTACATCAACAATACCATCACCCAGGCGCAAACGAATATAGTCAATAATGCTTGCTCGCACACTGTCAGTGGTATTACCAATTGGCCAGTTAGGATCTGTAACTCCAGGGCTAGTGACTTCGTTGCTTCCAGAGAATGCAATGTGGGCGTTGGATTGTGTTCCTGTAACAGGATTGTACAGGGTCTCAACCGCCATGTTGTTGTTTTTGTCAAACCCCACGCCCGGACCTATTGGATAAGTTGGTGTGGTTACGCCTGAATTAGCTGAAAATGGTAAAGTCATGAGACTACTCCGAATATACAGTATTTAGCCTGTATAGCGGAGTAGCCCTGGTGATTACAGCACTTTGAGTAGGAT